TAACCAAGCTTTTAATCCAGCCGATGTGCAAGAATTCTTTCATTATGACGAAGCGGAGGACAAGTCTATTATTTATAAAACGCAAGATGTGGAACCTATTTTAAATATGAATAAAATAGAAATGAACCACATCGATCAAAGCGGTGATATAATGAAACATGTTGCTTGTATTCCTCGAATAGTAATTGATCAATGGCGTAAAGAAGGAATTAATTTTTTTGATAAAAACGATTGGCCAAAAATAAAACAAAAATTAAATAGTAATGAATTTCGATATTTTAGAACACATCACGGAGATTTATAGTGGCATTAGATACGTTCGCAAATTTAAAAACATCAATAGCAAATTATTTAAACCGCGATGACCTTACATCTTACATACCTGATTTTATTGCATTAGCAGAAGCAAGACACGGTAGAGATTTACGTTTACGTATTATGGAAAGTGTTGGCACATCAACAGCTACAGGTGGTCAAAACTATATTAATCTACCAACAAATTTTTTAGAATTTAGATATGTTGCGTTAAACACATCACCAAAAATAGTTTTACGGTATATGTCACCTTTTGAATTAACAAAAAATTATGGTGGTGTTACAAGTGGAGAACCAATCTATCAAACAATTATAGGTGAAAAATTATACTTTGGTCCTACTCCTGATAGTTCGTATTCTATTGAGTGGGCCTATTATTCTAAACCAACAGCGTTAAGTGATGACAATACAACTAATGCTATTTTAACTAACCATCCTGATTTATATTTATATGCATCGTTATTAGAAAGTGCACCTTTTTTAATGCAGGATGAACGATTAGGTGTTTGGGCAGAATTATATAGGGAAGCTGTAAGAGTAGCGAATACATCTGATGAGTCTGGGCGACATTCTTCGGGCCCGTTACAAATGACAGCTAAGAGTGTAGGATGATTGAGTTCGGTCAGTTAATGTCTGACATGCCTTCTTTTCAAAATAGAGGAAGCATGAAAGTGGACAATGTTATTCCTTTAGCAAAAGGGTACAAATCTTTTCCATCATTTACAGAATTAACAACAACAGCGTTGACAGGACCAGCCGTAGGATTACATACGCAACTAAGTGCATCAGGCACAACGAACTATTGCGGTGATGCAACAAAATTGTATCAAATGAATTCTAGTATTGTCTTTATTGATAAATCCAAGGCAGGAGGTTACAATAACTCAACTACAGAAAATGCTCGTGACTTTTGGTCTTTTTGCCAATTTGGTAACAGAGTTATTGCTACTAACTTTGCTGATAATATTCAGTCTTTTGTAGAAGGAACATCAACAGCTTTTGCCGATTTAGTTTCACTAAAAGCTAAATATGTTGCTGTTATAAGAGACTTCGTTTTTGCTGGATACACAAATGAAAGTGGCACTACATACTCAAACCGCGTAAAATGGTCAGGGATAAATGACCCTACCACGTTTACCCCATCACAGACTACTCTTTCTGACTCCCAAGATTTACCAGACTCAGGTAATATACAAGGAATAGTAGGAGGTGAAAGTTTTGGTGTTATTTTTACAGACAAAGCAATTTTTAGAGCCGATTTTATTGGGGCACCTTTAGTATTTCAATTTTCTAAAGTAGCAGATAATATCGGGGCCTTTGCGCCTAAGTCAATTGCAAGTGTAGGTAGTGATGTATTCTTTTTATCACAAGATGGATTTTATAAAATTACTAACGGTTCAAAAATTACACCCATATCTAAAGGTAAAATTGATGAATTTTTTTTTGAGGACTTATCAAGTAACTTTGACGGAATATGTTCGGCTATTGATACTAACAACAGCTTATATGTTGTTTCTTATCGTGGTTCTGGTGCTACTGGTTCTAGTACAATTAATAATAAAATGGTGGTTTATAATTATGCAACTGACTCATGGTCCACATGTTCAGGGCAAGATTTAGACTTTATAGGTACAGCTTCCCAAGAAGCATTTACAACATTAGAAAGTTTAGATGTATTAGGGTCATTAGATGATTTACCTAGACCATTAGACTCATATTATTATCAAGAAGGTGTTCTTGGTTTAGCAGGATTTTCGAGCGCTAAAAAGTTTGGTAAATTTATGGGTGGGTCAATGACCGCTACCGTTGATACAACAGAGTTTGAGGGTGCTGAAGGTAAAAGATCAACGTTAATTAACGCACGTCCTATTGTTGACGCGAACGGAGAAAACACGACAATAACAGTTACGCCAATCTCTCGTTCCTCCCAAACAGATGCCTTAACGACAGGAAATGCCGTAACCGTAAAAGCATCTGGTGATTGTCCTTTGCGTACTAATTCAAGGTATCACCGATTAAGAGTTATCGTAAATGGAAACTTTACGAATATGCAGGGTGTTGATGTCGAAGCAAGACCCGAAGGAAAACGATAATGGCTGGCCAGTTTCAAGCTGTCCCGTTATCTAATCCAGTAGAAGAAGATCATCGACGACAAATAGCCATTGTTACAAACAACTCCTTAGATGGAAAATTAAACAGTACAGGCTCAATAACCTTAACCGCGTCAACAACGACAACAACGTTAAATGATAAACGTTTAGGTGGTGGCAGTGTTATTGTATTTATGCCAACAACGTCAAACGCGTCGGCAGGAATAACTAGCTTGTATGTGTCCGCACAAGGAAAACAAACCGCAACATTAACGCATGCAAACAATGGTCAAACAGATAGAACGTACAAATACATCATCATCGGATAGAATAATCTCTTATGTTCCTCCTAAGAATGTTCATATTATATGGGGGCAAGTAGAACCGTTATTATTGAAAGCGGTCATGTATGATGACTTTTCGTATAATGGTCAAAACTTATTAGACGGTATTTTACAAAAAGATATGCAGTTATGGATAAGCTGGACACATAAAGTAGAGTCGGCCGTTCTAACGCAAATAATAGAGTATCCTAAATTTAAAGTATGTCGCTGGTTTTTAGCTGGTGGTTCTAATATGAAAAAATGGTTAAATCAAATGACATCGCAAGTGGAAGATTGGGCCAAAGATAATAACTGTAAACGTATCGAATTAGTCGGACGTAAAGGATGGATAAAAAAATTAAAGGATTATGAAGCTAAACATATTGTTATGACAAAGGAATTAAAATGAGTAAAAGTGCAGGAACGCAAACAACACAAACAATTACGGAACCTTGGCAAACACAAGCACCGTATTTAGAAAAAGGATTTCAACGCGCGGAAGAATTATTTAATTCTGATGTACCTAATTATTACCCAAATCAAACTTATGTTCCTTTTGCCAATGAAACAGAGACAGCGTTACAATTAGCAAAAGCAAGAGCAACACAAGGTAATCCGTTACTTAATAAATCACAAACTTACGCAGACAATGTAATGAGTGGTGCTTTTCTTAATCCATCAACAAACCCGTATTTAAATAATTTATTTAACACAATGTCGGATAGAGTAACCGCAGGCGTTAACTCCAACGTAGCACAAGCTGGACGTTATGGTTCCCCTGCACATACAGGAATGGTAGCAGACTCTTTAGGTAACTTAGCTAATCAAGTGTATGCCGATAACTATAACAGAGAACGTGCTGTTATGGACTCTATGTCAATGAGAGCACCAGCATTAGGTGAAATGGATTACAACGATATAGCTAAACTACAAACTGTCGGTAGTGCTAGAGAAGAATTAGCAGAAAGACAACTTGGTGATGCGATGAAACGATTTGAATTTGAGCAACGTAAACCATACGAAAAACTAAGAGAGTATCAAGCGAGTGTTGGTGGTCCTTTTGGAACATCACAATCTACCATAACACCAATGACAAGAAATCCTATTATGGGAATACTAGGCGGTGCTTCTAGTGGTGCTGGTATTTACGATATGATTAATGCTACAGGTTCGGCTAATCCATACTTAATGGGTGGTGCTTTACTCGGTGGATTAGGAAGTTTTGCATAATGGGTGCATTAGAAAAATTATTATTTCCTGATTTAACAAATAATCCTACAGCAAATTTACTAGGTATTGATGCAGTAAGACGAGCAAGAGGGAGAGGATTATTAGATGCTGGATTAAAAATGACAGCTTTAGCTGGTAAAAGACCAGCAACAGAAAATATTAATCCTGCAATGATTTTACAAGCTGGCGTAGAGTCAGGAATGAATACTTATGATAATTCAATTAATAGAGCAACACAACAATTACAAACAACAACAGCTTTAGAAAGTGAAGCACAAGCAAAAGACACTTTTAATAATTTAATTGCAAGTGATTTTTTAAATAATGAAGAAAAAGCATTTGCTTTAACATTAGGACATAAAGAAGGCGCTAAGTTTATTGCTGATCTTTACATGAATAAACAAAAGAATTTAGATAAAGTTCCTAGTGTAAAAGAAATGATAGTAATGGATACGGAAACTAATAAACCCGTATTAAAAGAAGATGGTTCACCATTAAGAGAATATGTCAGTGTTAAAGATATTTTAGCTAATCCAAGTAAGTATCAAATACCAGATAAAGAAGGAACCTATGCTAAAAATATCCGTGACTTTGAAAATTTATTAGGCCGTCAATTATCATTTGAAGAAAAACAAAAATACATTATGGCTGTAATGAACGGCAATGAAAAGAAAATTAGTGTTACAACAGATGCTAGTGGAAACACAACATTTACTATTGGTGGCGATGGTCAATCAATGGAAAAGAAAACTAAACAAGATTTAGAAAAAGAAATTGTTTTAGGAACAAAAAATTACCAAGCATTTGAAAGATTAGAAAAAGCATGGCGACCAGAATTTTCAGAAATACCTACAAGATTAGGTATTAGTTGGAACTCTTTTAAAGACTCATTAGGTGATTGGAATGTATTTGGAGATATTTCTGATGAAGATAAGCAGTTAATGTCTGATTATTATGCATGGGAACAACAAGCATGGGATGTAACAAACCAATACATTAAAGCTATTACAGGTGCACAAATGAGTGAAGCAGAAGCAAAAAGAATTATGCGCGCTTTACCAGACCCAAGAACATTTAGTGGTTCACCAACAGAATACCAATCTAAATTACAAGGTGTAATGAAAAATGCTAGGCTATCAATTATTCGTAGCAATTTATTAATGGCTTCAGGTTTTGATGCTTACGATAGTAGTGGTAAATTTGCACCAGAACAATTTATGATTTTATCAAGTGTTGAAGATGCATTTAATAAAATTGGTAATCAAATGTTTCAAGATTTAAGAAAAGATGAAGCATACGATAGTTACACTGATCAAGATTTAGTAAAATTAGTTTTTAAAGAATTAGAAGCAAAAATTGGAACAACAAAAGATACATCACAATTTGATGTTAATTATTCGGATATATTAAATTTATGAGTGAGCAAACAATAGACTTCTTTAACATGTTATCTGAACAAACAGATACGTCAAAAAAAGTAAATAGTAACATTCCTGAAAATGCACCAGTAATGAAAGCGGACACTGGTCCTATAATGAATTCTAGTAATAATGACTCTAAAGCAGAAGGTATGTATGCCCCAATTTTAGAAAACAATTACATAGATAATTCAGGTATAGCCGTAGGGTCTTTACCGCGTGATAGTTTTTACACAGTTCAAGAATACGCAAAAAGTAAATTTCCTGACATGCCATTAGATCAATCAATGAAACGTTTTGGTGTAGCAGATGGAAGAATATTTTACATGGGAACAGATGGCAAAAGATATTATGCAACGCCTAATTTTTCTGCTGTAGTACAAAATCCAGCTAATATTGATGAATTTGCTTTACGTGGCACAGGTCCAGCTATTCCAATTGTTACAGGAACAGGCGCAGGCATGGTAGGTATGACAACAGGACCCGTTACAGGCGTAGCTTCTGCTATGGCTGGTGGTGGTGCTGGTGATGTTATTAGACAATCATTATCAAATTATTATACAGGCGAAGAAATGCCAATAGGTCAACGTGTTGGTTATGTTGGTAAATCTGCTTTAATGGAAGGCGGAGGTCAGTTAGCTGGTAATATATTTAATAAAGCAATTAAAACTGTTTTATCTAAAATGCCAAATAAATTAGGTAATAAGTTTTCTATATTTGATACAAAAGCAAAAGATGAAATAGTAAATATATCTAATAAGCACGGTATTAAATTAACAACAGCAGAAATAAGTTCTGACCCAGCGCTTATTAGGATGCAAAAAATGTTGGCAGGCGTTTCGGGTAGTGATGAAATCTTAGAGTCATTTTATAACATACGAAATAAAGACGTACAAAACGCTTTGTTAAATATGTTTGAAACACTTAATACAAATAAAGCATCGGCTAATTTAATTTATAAATCAGGCATTGAGTCGGCAGAACAAGTAATTACAAAAGAAAATCAAATTTTAAAAGATCAAGCAAAAGCCTTATATACAAAAGCCTACGAATATAATAATGTTAATACATCAGAAACATTAGAATTATTAAATACTTTAATTAGTAAAGCAAAAGGCAACAATCTTTCTCAATTACTTAAAGTAAAAAACATGTTGTTTAAAGATGTAGATATGCCAGTGTCAGGTCCTACAATGGGTGGTAATTTACCATCACAAAAAAAATCAGTTGTAGAAACTAGCTTAGAAGCATTAGACGGTGTTAAAAGAGAAATAGACGACATTATCAATCAAGCTGGTAGTAGTGACAAATCTATTGCCCCAGCAAATGCAGTTAACTTTGTTAAACTAAAAGAAATGTTGTTAAAAAACATGGACGATGTTTCACCTGAATATGCAAAAGCAAGAGGTATATACGAAGCAGGAAAGCCAAGTATAACAGCTACCGCTACAGGCATGGTAGGATATATTGCTAAACAAAATCCTAATAGATACATTGACATTGGTAACATGTTGTTTAATTCTAAAACAAGTAGTGTTGCAGATATTAAAAACGTTAGAGAAGCATTTAATAAATTTGGATACAATAAAGAATTTGATCAAATTGTTGGTGCTTATTTAGAAGAAAGTTTTGAAAAAATATTAAAAGATGAAGTAGTTGGTCAAAACTATAATCTTGCTGGTAAATTTTATAATAAATTATTTGGTAATCAAAAACAACGTGAAATGATGTTGGAAGCTATGAGCAACAATCCTAACTTTGCTCGTGACTTTGCAGACTTGATGTTGGTGTTTAATGGCACACAAAAAGCAATGAAATCAGAAAGTATTACCGCATGGATGCAACAAGCTATGAAAGAATTTTCTAATGAGTCGCAATCAATAATAGGTCAGGTAGTTAAAACATTAGAAATTTGGAACCAGCCATCACGAATAGCAGGGTTCTTAGATGATTTAAAGAAAGATAAAATGGCTGTTAAATTTGCTAACATGCTCACAACAACAGAAGGCAGAAAAGAATTAGCAAAATTAAGAGACATAGGAATTAACACAAAAAAAGGCGTAATTGTGTTTACACACTTTTTAAATGGAGGAACAATTACCAATTTAACAGAAGGTCCTGAAAAGGATGTTGAAATGGGCCAAATGGAAAAAGGGAGTTATTAAAAAATGGCAATAAAAGATTATTCAACAACAGCAAGTAGCAATAGTACATTAAGCGGAATAAGTGTTGCTGAAGGAATGGCACCATCGTTAGTGAATAACGTTATTCGTGCTGATATGTCTGCACAAAAAGAACAATGGGGTGATAAAGAATGGTTTGTACTTGGAAACGGGGACACAACTAATACTTATACTAGAACAGGTGCTACAACTGTTACTATCGGTGCTGATGTTACAGGAAGTCATCACGTAGGCAGGCGTGTAAAAGTAACAGGTGCCAATACATCAACAACAGGTATCTTTGGTAAAATAGCTTCCAGTTCTTATTCTTCACCAAACACAACAATCACAATAACATTTGACTCAGGGTCAATCCACGCAAGTGACAGTAACCCAGTTTTATATCTTGGTTCAACATTCGTTGGTCCATCAACACCTGTCATCGATACTGACGCAATGACGGAGGACAGCGCAATCTTACCTCC